CAGCTCCATCAGCATTCACTCCTGATTCTTGAGCGTAGATTAAACTTCTACCTTGAGTTACTCCATTAATTGTACTAAAAGAAGTTGCATTAGAATTAGCTAAATATTCTGTAGCTAAAGGATTTAAATTAACTCCATTATCTTGATAAGTACTTCTATCCATAGTTCCAAAATACCAAGAGTTTTCTAGATAATTATAAATTACATAACGATCACATTGATCAGAGGCACTAGAACAATAATACCATATTACTTCAGAGAAGTTAGAATTTTGAGCAGCATAGACTTGTGAATACTGAACTTTATTAATATCTTCAAATACATGATTTAATACAGGACAAGGTATTTCTTGAACTGATCCAGCGTATCTAAAGAATTGTCCATCAGACATCCAGTAAGCTACATCATCTATTACCATCGCACTATTTAATCCTACAGCTCCACAGTCGTTACCTAATTGTCTAAAGCCAAATATAAAAGGAGGTCCTATAAAAGACATTGATTGCATTGCTGTATCTGTCCATATTAACATAGTTCCTTTAGCTGGTCGAGCACATCTTATTTCACTTCCTCCTGCTATTCTTTGTGATCCCGCAGAGTTAGTTACATTAGGAGTCCAGTAATTATAATTTTCTTGATCAGACCAACGTATAAACATTTTATCTTGACTAGCTGTATTTGCAATAGCTGTCTCTGTTCCCATACATATAACATGTCTAGTTTCTGTAGATATTAAAGATAAGGTAGAAGTAGTAGGAGCATTAGCAATAGCAGTAGCTCTATTAGTAGACATTCCACCTGAGAGATTCCATTCATAAGTTCCACCATCTTTTTGTGTTATTACTAAATCTTCTCCCCAATTATTAATAGTCCATAACCGTGCATCAAGGATTACACTCGAAGTTGATCTAGGAGTTCCCCATGTAGAAGCACCCCAAGTAGAACTACCCCAACCATATCCAAAAGTTTGAATAGTAGGACCTATATTTAATTGATAAGTAGCAGTACAATTAGCACTAGGTCCAGCTGTAGAAGTTGCTGTTGCACTACTTAAAACAGTATAAGCATCAACATTTGTTATAGTTAAAATTTCATATTCAGCATCAAGAGTAGTTGATAAAATTCCACCAACATTTGCACTTACACTACTTAAAGTTACAAAATCACCTACAATAGCTCCATGTCCTGTATCTGAAATAGTTAAAGTTGCACTTGTATTTGTAGTAGTAATAGCATTAACAAGAGCATCAGTTGATCTTATAGGAGTAATGTCTTGATTATCTCCAGATTGATATACATATACTTTACGATCAGTTCCTAAAGCTTCATAACGAGAACCATCTAAAGAGTACCATTGTTCTAAAGCTCTTCCAACTCCTACATAATAATCTGTACTAAATTTTGTCCATCCACCTATTTTTTGAGGAAGTCCTTTACGAAATCTTATTTTATCACCATCTATCCATCTACTTTCTGCTCCTGTAGGAGTATTCTCAGTATCTAATCCAGGTTGAAAGTTTAATTGAGTTAATGGCATAGTTTTGTATTATACAGTAAAATTACAAAATATATACTAATTTTGTAGCATACAATGCTTTATATATTAATTATATAGATAATGAAAGAGACAAAATGATTTCAATATTAGTGTTTGGATTATCTGGATCAGGAAAAACCACGTTTGCTAAAAAGCTTACTGAAAACACAACTATACCTCATTTTAATGCAGATGAAATTAGAAAACTATTTAAAGATTGGGATTTTTCTCCAGAGGGAAGACTAAGGCAAATATCTAGAATGTTTGATCTATATCAAAGATCCAATAAAACTTGTGTGATAGACTTTATTTGTCCCTACGATAAATATAGGAAAGATTATGATATTACAGTTTGGATGAACACTATTTTAAATAGTAAATATAAGGATACGGACAAAATATTTGATAAACCTATAAAAGCAACTTACGAAATAAAAGATTTTAATTATAATCATATAATTAAAGAAATTAAAAATACAATAAAAGATAAAATATAGCATCTTATGATAACAAAAATTGAAACTAATATTTTAAATACCTATGCTCAACTTATTTTTGACACCATCGAAAAAAACACCTGCATGAAATTTAAAAGATTAAATAGAGTGTTTTGGAATTGGTATCATTCTGGAAGTATTATGGAATTTCATCAAGATAGCCTAAGAGACAATGAGTTTTCTATTATATATAATATACACGATAATGATGGTGGAACAGAATTTAAAATTGATGATAAAATCACATTTTATAAATCTATAGAATCCCAAGCTTTGCTTTTTCCAAGCAAACTCTGTCATAGAGGAATAGCACCTAAAACAAATTTAAATAGGTTTGCACTAAACATTGTGGTGGAAATATAGAAATTATTATAATGAATTTTAGATTATTTGAACTAATAGAAACTGAAAAATTTCAATATGTAAGGATACATAAAAATGGAAACGCAAGTGTTTTTAAATGTATTCAAAATAATTTTAAAAAAGAAGAGATATATTCTACTAATCATCTTTCTAAAAAAACTAGATTTTGTATTATAAGAGACCCTTATGAAAGGTTTGTATCAGGTTTAAAATGGGATTTATGGGTCAATAACATTAATATAGAAGACGTAAATATTAAAAAATTATTTACCTCTAATGAAAATCATTTCAGAAACATTATGGTTGGCCATATTAATCACAGTGTTTCACAGATTCCGTATTTAATGAATTGTCAAATTAGTCATTATGTAGATATAGAAGATTTAAATATATTTTTAAAAATGCATTTTAAAAAAAGTGAACATGAAAATAAATTCACCAATTTAAAAGAAAAAGTTAATTTAAAAAATATCGATCAATATTTAGATAAAAATGAAATAATGAAATATTTACATATGGATTATTATATATATGATACTATAAAGAAGTCTCCCTTTTTATGGGAATGGCAACATGGAAAGATATTTTAAATGAACGAAAAAAAGATAGAGATATCTAATTTTATAGGGGTGTATGATAATTACATTTCTGCAGACGAATGCAGTAGAGCAATTAAAATATTTGAAGACCAATTTAAATTTAATAATACTCTAAATAGATCACAGTTTGAAAACGCATCTGTTTTAACGAAACAAGACCAGCAGTTTTTTGTACAACCACAAAATATGAATGTTTGGTGGGAAGAATTAAAATCTATGTTGTATAATTTTGACTTGGCTTGGAATCACTATGTTCAACACACTGGTTGTGCTGAAGCCTATGGACAAAAAGGTTTCCATTTTACACAATTAAAAATTCAAAAAACATTACCTACTGAAGGTTATCATGTTTGGCATTTAGAACATAATAAAGGATTTGAAAATGAGCCCAGAGCTTTTGCTTATTCTATTTATTTAAATGATATTGAAGAGGGTGGAGAAACAGAATTTTTACATTTTTCTAAAAGAGTAAAACCTAAAACAGGAAGAATTGTTATATGGCCTGCTGGATTTCCATATGTCCATAGAGGAAACCCTCCTTTATCTGGTAAGAAATATATTTTAACTTCTTGGATGAGGTTAAGGTAAAATGGATCATTTAGAAGCAATTGTCGAGATAAAAAATGTAATAACTCCTGAATTCATAGATAAAATTATACCTTTTATAGATAAAAAAGCTAAAAAAAATTTAACTGTTTTATCAGGTCTAGATAAAGATATACGAAACGTAAAAGGGTTTCAATTAAATTTTAAAACAACTACAAATGAGTTTTATTGGAATTATATAAAAAAAGAAATAGAAAGACTTTATATTTTTTATAAAAGTAAATTTCCTCAGATGGCAAGTAATAAAATTAATCAAATAGATTTATTAAAATATGCACCGGGGGGTAAATACGAAATTCATACAGATCATTTTACAAAGTCACCTAGACATTTAAGTATTATTATGAACTTAAATAATAAGTACGAAGGGGGCGATTTAATTTTTACAGACCAAAAAGAAAAAGAAATAAAGAGATTAAAACTAGGTAAAGGATCTATAGTATTTTTCCCCAGTAATTTCATGTATCCACATGGTATTCAACGCATTACAAAAGGAATAAGGTATAGTATAGTGGCATGGTTACAATAGAAAATAAAATAAAATGAACTTAGCTTTTAATTTTAAAGATAAATTATTCTGGATACATAATTTTTTGCCTGAAGATACATATAAAAAGATGTATGTTAACTTGATTAAAAGCAGAAAAAATTTAGATTTTAAAAAAACTAGTATAACTTGGAAAACTTTTAAAGAAGAATCAAAAGATATGTCTGAAAGTTCGGGACAGGTAGAACATGGACATGAACAGGAACACGAACTACGAGATTATTTAAACATATACCACATACTACTAAAACATCAGCAATTTATAAATTTATTAGACCTTTCTTTTCAAAGTCATATTAGAAAATACAGTTATGGACAACATTTAACTTGGCACGAGGATTACGAGTCATATGAAGGGGGAGAAAGAGTATATGCTGCTACTTATTATTTTAATAAAACATGGGGAGAGAATTGGGGGGGAGAGCTTATGTTTAAAAGTAATGAAGGCTCTGGTTTTATACCTATAGTGGGAAACTCATTAGTTATAGTAAAAACAGGTCTTACACATAAAGTAAATCCTAATTTAAAAAACACACATTCAAGATTTAGTATACAAACTTGGATAGATAAAAAAAAGAAAATTAGTTAGATATACCTATGTTTAAAAAATTAAGATGAATAAGAAGTAGGTCTTGCACCTAATCTAGTAATTTTTTCAGCTTCAGTTTCTGTGTGAGTTAAGCTGCCATCTAAATCATAAGTATTTCCATTATTACTGTCCCAATTAGATTGTAATTTAACTAAATGTGCTGAGTCCCATTTATTAGTAAATTGACTAATATCTCCAATATTTGCATCTGCAAAAGAAGAATGAGGTGTTGTATCTCTATACTCTACTTCGTCAGAAGTGTTAGAAGTGTTAGATTGAATAGCCCAAATATTTGAAAATTTAGAGTCAGACCAAAAAGAATCCTCATCTATTTTATATGAAGTACCTGATTCGGCTCCATTATTTTTAATAATTGTTTTATCTTCTAATACTATTGTCCAATTTGCATTTGTTGTCATATTTTATCCTAAGTCTTGATTACATACATTAATGTTAAATAAGGTTGAAGAACCGAAGTTGCATCCCCTGAAAAATTTGCACTCATATTATGAGAGTGACCTGAACCCGAGCCTGTACTTCCTGTATTAGAAGACCCTGCAGCGGGGCTATAACCGGGTACAGGGTTTCTTGCAACACCAATATTTCCAGTAGCACCACCAGAATGACTATGAGAAGCAAGTTGTGCTGTTGATAGAGTTGCATTAGCTGTTGATCCACCAACGTTTCCAGTTGCTGATACTGTATTCGCTCCACCTGTTGAAGCTAAAGCTTTAGTTCCAGATTTACCCATTGCTATATTGTCTTGTAAATCGGGAACAGCAAAAGTTGTTGATCCATCTCCTGCACCGTAAGTAGTACCTACAATTGCAAATAAAGCTGAATAAGTTGTTCTTGAAACATCTGTACCATTACATTCTAAAAATCCAGATGGAACTGCTGCTGCTGACCATGGCACGATAGTTGCTGTTGGAATACCTTCTATACCTGTAAGGTTTGCTCCATCAAAATCATATTTAGTTGCTTCGTAATTTGCCATATTATTTCTCCGTGTAAGTCCATCCTGTTGTAGCGTCTCCACTAAATACTAATCCAAAAGCTGCACCTTGTGTATTAACTACAAGATCCGCTGCTGCGTTAGCTATATTAGAAGAGTTTCTACCAACAGTCAATGCGTTAGTGTTGAAATCATAACCCTGGTCTACAAATGAAATAGTATCTCCAATTAAAGGACTAGCTGGTAAAGTTATTGTAATTACTCCAGCACTAGTGTTAGCTAAAATTTTAGCACCTGCTTGAACTGTTTCAGAAGCAGTAATAGCTCTCCACTTTCCAAATTCTAAATCTTTAAAAATATCAGTCCCATTAGAATGACAAAGATAAGAATTACCTTCGCATAATAAAAAACCTGTTGCACTAGTTACTTTAAATGTTAAAGTAAAACCAGCATGGTCTGTTGAATCTATTATGTTAAATACTTTTTCTAAACTCGCTGGAAAATTTACAATTCTATTTCCCGCTAAAGTTCCTGTAAATTCTAAAGTCATATTTCTTGCATTAGAAATAGTCTTATTTGTCATTGCTAAAGTTACATCACCACTTGCTACAGCAATTGATTGATAACCCGCAACCGACTGTTGAATTAAATTTAAATTGTTATTAGTGTCAGAACCCCAAGTACCAGAAGCATCGCCAGTTGCAATTAGTTCTAATTTTAAATCTGAAGAATAAGTTGACATAGTTTTTTATATTTATATTTGTAAATAGTATATATTTGTATTCATTTGTACACTAAATATTAGTCCAAGTTTCAGTATTATCATCAGCTATTGGATCCCAAAATCGTAAATCTACTGGTGTAACAGTCATTTCTTGACCTGTTTGAAAAATAAAGTTATTAGTACTAAGTATAAAATCAGCTAAACTTGTAGTCATTTCTTGACCTATCATATCTAAAAATTGTTCAGTACTAATAGTAATAGAGCTTACATTAGCATTAGCACTATTTCCAATAATAGAAAGTATTTGATCTGTTGTAATTATAAAGCTACCAGAAGTAGTATTTAAAACTTGACCTGTAAGTTCTATATTAACTGCTGCTCCAGCTATTGTATTACCTAAACTTGTATTTATTGTGAATTCAGGAACTACTACTGTTATAGCTCCACCTGCTGCTATTGTATAAGTTCCAATAGTTGTATTAGTTTGTTGACCTGTAGTAGAAAGAAAGTTATTAGATGAGATAATAAAATCACCAGAAGAAGCTACTGCACCTTCACCTGTAACTGATATTGCAGCAGTACCTGTAACACTTGCAACATTAGCTACAAAAGCAGTTACAGATTGACCATCTTCAATAAAAATATTTCCATCTCCAGTAACAACCTCTCCTAATGCTGTACCCCAAGCTCCACTACCCCATTCTTCTCTTCCCCAACCATTACCAAAATTAAGTTCAAGTTCTAATTGTGAAAGTCCAGTGATAGGAACTTCTGTTCCTACTCCAAATGAAATAGTACCAGTAGTTGTATTAGATTGTTGACCAGTAATAAATAAATCTGTAACAGCAATTCCTACAACGTAGTCATTACTAAGTGCACTATTTAAAACTTGTCCAGAAATTAGTGTTGAGAAAGGTGCAGTAACAGATACACTACCAACAGATGTTGATGATGATATTCCTGTTGTAACAGCTACTGCATCAGGTGATGTACCCCATGCGCCTGTATTCCAGCCATCTCTACCCCAACCGACAGTAGCCATAAGGATTTTCTCCTTATGCTATTCTGATTAAGCCAGCAGATGCGTTTGCAGTAGGAAATTGTAATTCAAAAGTTCCATTTGTAGAAGTTTTAACTCCTCCAAAATCTAGAATTGCAATTGCCGAATTAGCGTTGTTTGCATTATATAATAATGCTGCTTGAGCAGAAATTGTTGCATTTGGAAATGTAACATTATCAGCATCAAAAATTGCAGTAGTTCCATCTACAGAAATTACTACATTAGCTAATACATTTCCACCTGTAATATAATTAGTTCCAGATGATGATATTTCATTTGCTGTTGCATACGCCGATGTTGTTGCATTTAAAGTTGCTGTATTATCATACAAAGCACACTTTAGAGTGAGTGCTGCAAGGTTTCCACCAGGCGACATTAAGTCTTGTTTGAATACAGTAGCTATCGCTTGTACTATTGCCATATTATTGTCCTCCAGTTAATGTGTTTGTACCAACAGGACTACCAGGAAACTTATAATCGGTTCTTCTTCTTCTCCGAGCTTCATTGTTAACGGTAGTAACTCTTGTATTATACAAATTTTGATATATAGTATAATCTTCTATGTTCTTTGTAAAGAGATTTGCTTCAGATAAACACCCAAATAATAAAACATCTGGGATATTTTCAGTGTACCAATTAGTAGTATTAGTATTTGATAAAGGATTAACTCTACCTTGATATCCTAATTTTAAAGTATAAGCTTGATCTGGAGTAGGTGCTAGATATACTCGATCATCATCAAAATTAGCAAAATATTTAGGTTGACCTTGAAGAGAAGAATCAGGCCAATATTCTTGACAAAAAGCTAATGTTTTTAATTCTAAATAACTTACATTAGAACCTACTGTTAAAGTTAAATAATTAAATAACATAGGTTCAATAGCAGTAGGAAGATTTACAAATCTATCTCCAGTTATTGCTGTAGTAGTTACATTTTCATTAAATCCAATAGGGTCTATATCTCTTGATAAAGTAGAAAAAGTATTATCTATAAAAGTATCTAACTGGCTAGTAAAATCTGTTCCTGTATTTTCAGCCCATGTTTGTATATCAGTCTTTAGACTGCTGTATGTCATCGCCATCTTTTATTACCTCTATGTTATCATCAATCTTAAATTTAGTCCAAACATGTCCTGCAAATGGATAAGTTCCATAGTGCGTTAAAGGACTTTGAAGATCAGCGTGTATTTTACCACCTATTTTTTGCCATAATCTACAAAAAGCATAATCCTCTGATAGATATCTATTACTTTTTTCATCAATAATACAGTCAAAAAGTGCATAACAATTTTTACTAGAATACCTTTCGTTATTAATAATTTGATCACTAGTATATTTAAGATTAGGATAAGCTTCTATCATTTTACGAAAAACTTCTTTTTTAATACACATAAATCCAGTTGCAGCGTCCATTACTTCTGAAAAACCTTTTTCTACTTTAACATTTTCAGGGTTTGCAAAATTTAAATTATAACCTAAAACTCTTTGTTCTAAATGTTCTTTACTTTTTTCCAATAATTTAGGAACTCCAGCCCAATCAATAGATTTTCTAGGATATATTCCACACGCTATATCATAACCTGATTGTAATACTTTAGCTACAGCTTCTCCCTGAAATCCTATATCAGCATCAATAAACATTAAATGAGTAAAAGCATCAGGGTCTTTATCATCTATATCTAAAAATTGACTTACTAAAGTATTTCTAGCTCTAGTAATTAAACTTTCATTTCCCATTGTATTTAAATGAACTTTAAATCCATGTTTACCAGCAGCTTGAGTTACACTCATTATGCCATGTAAATATCCTTCTGAAAGTAAACCGCCATAACAAGGTGTTGCGATCATAACACTTAATTTTTTATTTTCTATCATGTTACAACAGTAACACTTCCCAATCCTATCTGTAACAAATTTGTGTTGTTAATATACCAAGTAGTAGGAATAGTTGCAACTCCAACATATACAGAATTACCAGAAGTATTTTCAAAACCAGGTAAAACAGTTACTTGATTAGGAACACCACCTGTATAAGAGCCAGGTAATCCACCTCCTGTTCGTGCTGCCTGTGTTGCACTTATATTAGCTTGCGGTCTAGCATTTTGTAAAGTTTGTGCATCAGTAAAATAAGTTAAATCTAATTGTGGTTGTT